GACGCCCTCGACAGGATCGGGAACGGCCTGTTGCCGGGTCCAGAAATCGGGTCCCCACTTCTCAGCCAGGTGCGCGTCGTTCCGTTTGCAGATCTCGTTATAATCAACGTCCATTTCCTTGAACGTCTGCGATCCCTCGTGGTGAACGTAACACCCGGTGACGATGCCGACACGATGCCCGGCGTCGCGTGCTTTCAGGCAGAAGTCTATTTCTTCGCCGGAGCACGGCCACAGTGATTCGTCAAAGGGCCCGATCTCGTCAAAGAGCGCCTCCTTGAACGCCATGCAGAAGCCGATGACAAAGTTGACCTCAAGGATCTCGTCGCCGAAGTTCTCCGCCCATTCGTGCGCCGCCTCGTTCAGTTCGTCCTTGTTCGTGTAGCCGGCCGCCTGTGCCTTTTGAAGCCCGGCAACATAGTTTGTCATAGGGCCGGTGATTGCAAACTCGTCAAGGGGCGCTGTGAGCATTTCAAGCCACGAGGGCGTAACAATCACGTCGTTGTTTAAAAGTACGATGGTGTCGCCCTGTGCGGCTCTGATCCCCTGATTGACTGCAACGGGGAAGCCCTCGTTCTTCTCGTTCCGGATAACCTTTACATCGTGCGACGATATGAAACCCCAATGGAAAGCCGGATCGGAGCCGTTATCAACGACGATGATTTCACAGGCCGGGGTTGTTTCGATAATCGTCTGGATACACTCTGCGGTCATGGATAAATTGTTGAAAACTGGCACGATAATGCTAAGCATTGGCCACCGCCTTTCCTTTAAAAAACTCTATCCATTCAGACCGACGCACATTCGTTTTTGGGTGACAGGACACACATAATGAAATCAGATTTTCGGTGTTAGTGTTTTGTCGATCATAATCAATATGGTGGACAGCCAAAGAACCGCCTGTTGCGCCGCATAATTGGCAAGTATGACCGTCACGCGCTCTTATCTGTTCACGTAGCACCTTTGTAAAGTCAGCACTATACGGGAAGAATGAACTCCCGCCGTTCCACGTAGTCTTTCCGCTTTTTCTTGCAGCTTCCGACTGGTTGATCCTTTGTCCCTGTGTTCGCCTCTTACCCGTGTTTGCTGCTGATATTTTCATTTTATGTTCTACGGTGCATTTTTTACCGAAAAACGGATTATTGCATCCGGTCATCCTCTCTCTCGTCTTTGCTTTTGCTTCGTCAGTTTGGTGCTTCCCACACATCGGGGCATTTTCCCCTGAATGTGCTTTTATATATTCTGGATTCTGCCATTTTATGAGAGCTTTCATCTTCATTTTCTCACGGGCTTCAACGGTAAACTTCTTTCCTCGATTCGCCGCGCTGATCTTTTTCTTTGTTTCCTCTGAAAGATGCTTTCCTTTCGTCCACGAAGGCTTACCCGCATTCGCTTCACTGATCTTCTTTTTTGTCTCACCTGTCACTTCATGGCCATCATTGTAACCAAACAAACCCTTATTCCACGGAACTCCACCAAACTTAAAGCGGTTCCCGGATGCCAAGTTTTTATTAGACTTTGGATTATGACTCACCCTCATTTTTTGCTTTACTTCTTCGGGAGTCGTGCGCCCCTTGTTCCATGAAACTCTTTTTAACTTCTCGGCCATAAAGCTCCTTTCATGAAAGTGACGTCAATATTGAAAAATCTACATGCCACGCTTTTACGCTGGCCGTTCCTTCCGGTGTTGTAATCTCATCAACCATCGTTGTCAGGTTCTGCTCCCTGCACCATACAAGGGTTGACCCGGTTATCGTCAGGGAACACTCGTCGAACAAATCGGACAGGGCGTTATACATTCCGGTGATCTCAGTCGCACCCTGCGATGTGCTGAACAGGGAAAACTGTATCAGGGTGTCCCGGTATACCTCGGTAAAGGTCTTATCTTGCGGCGCCGACACGATGAAGAAGACGCAATAAGGAAATGCCGCACCCTGCGGAGCCTCGTCGAGATAGCAGGGGAAGGATAGGCCGGAGGTTTTGCCATATACGCTCTGCAAGAGATTATTCAAGCGGCCTCCTTCGCTAAGATATCCAGAAACTTGTGCGCCTCGTTGCTGTCCACAATGCTGACTATGTTGAAAAAACGCGAGCCCATTTTGATTCTCCACGAACTGCGTAAATTTGCCCTGTAGCGTATCCGTATCCGGTGGCTGATTGTCATAGTCACGCCTTGCGCCTTAACCTGTTCAGATGCAGACACAGGCCACACGGCGGCGTATATCTCGGCGGCCGTGGTCCACGTGGTGGTCCATCCCCCCATACCGTCAGATACTTTCGTCTGGTATTGAAGTGCGACCCTTTTTGACAGTTCGGATATCTTCATTAAAAGTCGTCCCATAACCGGCTCGATGCCAGCAAAGCATCCACGGTTTTATTTGGTTGATATGTTTGTGCGCTCTGATTGATGATCTGCGCCTCGCGGTTCTCAAAGAGATCCGACGCGATCATTTTGCACGCCGCGATTATCTTCTTCGGGATCGCCGCTGCCGTGGCCCATCCAGAAACAAACCTGATACAAATAGGATTACTGGGGAATAAATTACCTGACGGCCAAGTCTCCCCATTGGGAAGGACGATTCGCCCACACTGCTCGCCGTTCGTTTCAACGAGATAATCAGTGGTGGCCGTCAGGGTGGTTTCTGTTCCCGTCGAGTCCTTCCATTTTACCGATGTCACCGATTGCAGATTACCGCCGGGCAGCTTGATATAGTTCTTGCTCGGCCATTCTTGCAGGGTAAAGTCCCATACCTGTGTCAAAAGCATCCTGCGGGTAATGTCCTCTACGTGTTCCCTGCTTGCTTCGATAAGAGCGGTAAGCAGATTGTCCTCTGCCGTCGTCGCCGCGTTGACAAGTACCGACGTGCCGAATTCGCAGGCCGCAAGCAATACCCTTGAGGCCGTGCGGATATACCGCTTTACCCCGGTGTACTGTTTCTTATAGTCGGTGTTGTCGTTGCCCGTCGTGACCTGGGTAAACGTCCCGCCCGTCCAGTCCGTCCATGTCGTGTTATCGTCGGACTCCTGTATCTTCGTATCGACCGTACCCGTCGCGCCGTTGGTTCCGTGATGTACCAGGACTTCGGATGTCTTGCCGATCACCTCGACGCCTGTGCCGACGTGAACGGTGTAATTGTTCTGGATACCCTTTGACCCGTAGGCGAGGGATTGCGTCAGGGTAAGATTGCCGTCGAAGGTCTCACTGTCGAGTTTGAGGTGTTCTTTGAGTTCGGCCAGGGTGATCGGTTCGATGACGGGCGGTGTTACGCATCCGCCCCCGCTCGATATCCCTGCCCCTGCCGATTCAATGACCGGGAGAATGGCGTCGAGCTCGTACTTCGATCCGCCGGTCCCTACGACCTGACAGGTGATGAGATAATCCATTCCGTCAACGCCTGCGCGTACCCACGGATAAACGATGGTCGGGGCGATTATCTGCGAGGCTACGTTAAGAATAGTTGTCGAGACGTCGGCAAAGTTCTGGTCCTTCGCGGTCACGGTTGCCGATGCTATTGTCTCGGCGCCGAGCGTAGCGGAGAAGTCAAAACTGATCGCATATTCCTCGTAGGGCTGCTTTGCCGTGAGTGTCATTGTCATTTATGCCCCCGTAACCCTTTCACTTGCTGTGATGGCTCGCTGTCTATTTATGGCCGCGGTACTTGTCTGGTGCAGATCGTGTGTGATGCTTCGGGTTGAATATCCGTGCGATACCTGGTCGAGCAGGTCAACGTGCGGATAATTAGTCACGCCGCTGGCATAGGATCGGACTACGAGGCGGGCGGTTTTTGCTCGGACGATTATCGAGTTGTCTACCGATATGTCCTGCCATAATGCCTCGACGGTTAAGGCCTGCGCGGATGCCAGTATTCCTGTCGCCACGTTTACCGATGCGGGATATTCGGATAAGATAAGCGCGTCGATCCCCGCGGGGATCTCGGTCCTTGCGTTTACAGTCGCCGAATATGCCGTGAGGGATAAAGCGTCAATTCCCGTCTGGATGTTCTTTGTCGCGTTGACAGTAGCAGGACAGGAGGCAAGGACCAGCGCATCACGTCCGGCCGCGATAGATACATTCGATATGACGCTTGCTTTAAATCCTGTCAGCGTCAGGCTGTGGACAGTAGCGGATACATCCGTGGTGGCCGTGACGCTTACCGCTGGCTTATAAGTGGTCAACGACAGGGCATCTGCCCCTGCCTGAATATTCGTCGATACGATTATGTCGCTCTTATGGGCCGCGAGGACTAGCGAATCTGTTCCGGTAGAGATATTCAGCCCGACATTCAACGATGCCTTCGAAGTTGACAGAGTTAAAGCATCTGCCCCTGCCAGGACGTTCTGGTCAACCTTGACGGTTGCGGACTTGTTGGCGAGTACCAGGGCGTCTATCGAGGCGGTTATTTTTGTGTCTATCTTCGGGTTTACGGTTGCCGGGTAAGTTGCGAGAGCGAGGGCGTCTGCCGTTGCCGTGATGTTCTTGCTCGCGTTTACTCCTGCCGTCAGCGGCGATATTGAAAGGCTGTCCGTTCCGGCGTTTACCGTAAAGGCGAGGCCGACACCTGCCGCTTTGGATGAAAGGGTAAGCGAATCTGTTCCAGCGGGTACATTTAACCCGACATTCAGTGAGGCTTTCTTTCCGGAGATGACAAGCGCATCCGTCCCGGCACTTATATTTTTAGCCGCGTTGACCGTGGCTGCTTTCGGAGAAATGGTTAAGGACGCCTTCGTGGCCTGTACGTTTACCGCGACGCTGAGGGTAACGACGGCGGCGAGGGCGACCAGAGATAACTGGCGAAGCGCGGCGGTGAAACTTATGTCTGTTTTAATTGCGGCTCTCTGATTGGCAAGGGTAAGGCTGGCCTTTGTGGCCTCGACGTTTATGCTTACGCCGCCTTGTCCTAGCTGTTCGAGTATTATTAACGGAGATGCTGGCATCTATATCTCCCACACTTCGAATAGAAATGCACCGAAAGCATCAACCGTGGTGGTGTTGTTCGGGCCGCCGTATCTTATGTTGCAAGATGTAACGACTACCTGCACCGCATAGGCGGCATCCCAGATGTATTCTTGATCTGGCGTTAATCCAGTAACCACGAACTGCCCTTCCCGAGGGAGCATCTGAGTGGCCAGCGCCGTTGATTTCAAG